AATGTGATGAATCAAGGTCCGTTTGATCCTGAATATCATACCATTTACCAGAGTAACCTTTGCTGTGAAATACTATTACCTACTCGATCTTTCAAGCGTCTTGATGATGTGGATGGCCGCATTGCTCTTTGCACACTCGGCTCGATCAACTGGGGAGCATTCCGCAATCCAGAAGACATGCGCCGTGCTTGCCGCATTTTACAGCGTAGTCTATGCAACATACTGGACTACCAGGATTTTTTAAGTATACAGAGCAAACTAAGCAATGATGAAATACAACCACTAGGCATTGGCGTCACAAATCTGGCTTACTGGCATGCCAAACGCAGTCTCAAGTATGGCGAACGAGATGCCTTGTCCGAAGTCAAATCATGGATGGAGCATCAGGCCTACTATCTTACCGAAGCCACAGTGGATTTGGCCCAAGAACGTGGTCGTTGCAAAGACAGCGATCACACTTGGTATGGCCGAGGTGTGTTTCCCTGGGAACGACGTGCCCCGGGAGTCAACGAACTAGCAGACTTCTCACCTGAACTGAACTGGGAAGGCCTGCGTGAGAACATGAAAACACATGGTGTACGCAATGCCACCTTGATGGCCATTGCGCCAGTGGAATCCAGTTCAGTTGTGATCAACTCAACCAACGGCATTGAAATGCCCATGAGCTTGATCAGTGTCAAAGAAAGCAAGGCCGGATCACTCACACAGGTTGTGCCCGAATATCACAAGTTGAAAAACAAGTATCAAATGATGTGGGCTCAAAAGGACTGTGACGGTTACTTGAAAACCGCAGCGGTCATGGCAGCCTACATTGATCAAAGTATCAGTACCAACACGTTCTATAACCCTGCACACTTTGCTGATCGCAAAGTTCCAACAACACTGATTGCCCGGAACCTGATGCAGGCACACCACTGGGGCATCAAGACATTCTACTACAGTTTGATCAACAAGCAAGGCAGCAAACAGGTAGACAAAGAAGCACCGCTCGAAATTATCAATTTTGATCATGAAGATGCTGATTGCGAAGCTTGCAAACTTTAATCGCATGCACAGTATTGAACGAATATGAGCACGTGGAGAGACTAGAACATATTTGCAAGATAGTGCTTGCATCAGGAAAATACAAATGAGCCAACAACAATACAATTTAAAAACCAAAACAGATTATCTCAACCGCAAGATGTTTCTGGACCCTGCAGGCCCTGTTACCATTCAACGATTTGAAGAAGTCAAATACAACAAACTGGTCAAGTACGAGCAAGAAGCACGTGGCTTCTTTTGGGTGCCTGAAGAAATATCATTGACCAAAGATGCACAAGATTTCAAAGATGCGTCAGACACCGTCAAACACATTTTTACCAGCAACCTGCTACGGCAAACAGCCTTGGACAGTTTGCAAGGGCGTGGTCCCAGTCAAATTTTCATGCCAGTGACATCCATTCCAGAACTGGAAGCCTTGGTCTACAACTGGACATTCTTTGAAACCAATATTCACTCAAGAAGTTACAGCCACATCATTCGCAACATCTACAACGTGCCCAAAGATGTGTTCAACACCATACACGACACTGAAGAGATCATTGGCATGGCTTCCAGCGTGGGTGAGTACTATGATGCACTGCATGTGATCAATTGCCGTAAAGAAGCAGGCGAGAAGATTGACGAGCAAACACACATTCGAGCAATTTGGCTGGCACTCAATGCCAGCTATGCCTTGGAAGCATTTCGTTTCATGGTATCATTTGCCACCAGTTTGGCCATGGTAGAGAATCGTATTTTTATCGGCAATGGCAATATCATACAGTTGATCCTGCAGGATGAAATCCTGCACAAAGAATGGACTGCTTGGTTGATCAATCAAGTGGTCAAAGAGGACAGTCGTTTTGCCGAGGCCAAAGTGGCATGTGAAGCAGAAGTATATCAAATGTATCAGAGCGTGGCCCGTGAAGAAAAAGCCTGGGCAGACTACTTGTTTAACAAGGGTCCAGTGATTGGCCTCAATGCTCAAATTTTGAAAGACTTTGTGGACTACACAGCAGCCGCGGCACTCAAAGAGATTGGTGTCAAGTATCAGGAACCAGCACCTAGAAGCACACCCATTCCTTGGTTTACCAAACACGTGGACACCAGCAAGAAACAATCTGCACTGCAAGAGACAGAGTCGACTAACTATGTTATTGGAGTGATGAGTGATCAACTGGATTACGACCAATTACCAGATTTATAAAAGGAAACAACATGAAAGCAATAATCTGGTCAAAAGACCAATGTGCCTTTTGCGTTCAAGCAAAGGCATTGTTAGAAAGTCAAGGTATTGAGTATGAAGAAAGAAACATCATGCACGGTACCTGGACTCAAGCACAATTATTAGAAGCAGTGCCAACTGCTAGAACAGTACCACAAATCTTCGTGGATGAAGAATACGTGGGCGGATTCAACGAACTTAGAAAAAAATTATCATGATACATTTCAAACAAGACGAAGTTTACACATTCAAACTCAACAGTGGCGAAGAATTAATCGGCAAAGTCACACGCGAAAACACAGATTGGTTGTTGATTTCCGGACCAGTCAGCGTGGCGCCTGGCCCGCAAGGCATGGGACTGGTGCCCAGCCTGTTCACTGTGTCACCAGACGAAACAGTCAAACTAAATATTCAAAACATTTCACTGTATGCAGCCACCGAAGATTCAGTCAAGGACAAATACATTGAAGCCACAACTGGTATCAAATTACCAAGCAAAAAGTTAATTCTAGGATAACATGCCAGCAGTGCAACGACAAGGTGATCCAAACTCATCCGGCGGAGTCAACACTTCGGGTGTGGCTTCGGTGCGTGTGAATGGTCGACCCATTGTTGTGCCTGGTATTAGTGTGACACCGCATCCTTGCTGTGGACGACGAGGCTGTGGTATACACTGTTCAGCAGTGACTTCAGGCGGCTCAGGATCAGTACGTGCAGGCGGAAAAGCTGTGATACGTGATGGTGATAGTGACACCTGTGGTCATCCCAGAGTGGCTGGCAGCGCCACGGTGAGAGCAGCATAATGGCCGAATCCATAGTAACACCATTGCAACTCACAGCAGGTGTGGGATTTTATTCAGGTAATGGCATCACTACCAATGCTCAACTGACCACCAACGTTGCCAGTTACAATTCGTTGGCACCCATAGCCAACTTGTTGTACACAATCAATGCGGCTGCCAGCAATGTGAGTCTTGGCATTTCAGCCGGCACATTGACCAATTTAAAAACACTGGGCGCTTCGGTTGCAGGCAACTACTGTCCTGCCTTGGGCGACAGTGTGCCCAGCAACATTTCGTTGACCATTGGCAACGCAGGCTTTTCAGGCTATGTTACCAGTCGGGCCAGCACTTATCTTGGCTCAGGCGACTTCAGTAAATTTGCCCAGGCATTTGGTGCCGCACAAGGTTATATCAGTCTTACCAATCCCTTGATCAACAGCGCAGTCAACGCCAACAGCACAGATTACCTTGGGCCCACGTTCTCAAACATGAACAACCTGATCAGTGGGGACATATCAAAAATAAATTTGGCCTTTCCAGCATTTGGTGCTGACCTGGCACAGGCTGGTGATTTGTTTTCTCTTGCCAACATTGATTATCTTGGCACCCCGGCTGGACTACTCAATCAGGTGGCAGCACAAGGCAATATCATCAACAGCTCTACTCCGGCTGTGGTTGCGGCATTGCAGGCCGAAGGATTGACCATGCAAAACATAGCTGATCTTGTGAACCTCAATCAACAGAGCCTGCTGAATCCCACTGGACTGACAGAAAATCAATTCAACACCTTGCAAAAACGTGCGTATGCTGGCCTTGACAATGTGGTCGGTGCTGACCTGCAACAGATACTGGATATTTTGAATTGCACGTTGCCCAATATTTTGACCATGGCCGGTTTGCTGGATCCTGTGAATGTGTTCCCCACCAGCTATCCCAGTCTCACACTGCCCACACCCAATGGTCCAGTGCTGATATATCAGCCCACGGCCACTGCCACAGGAGTTCCCACAGGAGTCACAGCAGGCACAGTGAACAGTGCTATTGCTCCCATACTCAACTCGGGCTCACTCACTCCTAAAGGTTGCGATGAACTGGGCAAAATTATACCACCGCCACAGGCTGCGGCCAATCGCGCCTTGCAAATTGGATTCCAACAAATAAAAGGCATTAGAAATATCACTGTGCCCCAACTGGCGGCCATACTGCAATGACAACCATAACCCAAACAGCCGAGGCCACTGCGGCATACTCACAAAAACTAGGCACACTCAAAGGCCTAGATTTGATTGCCAACACCAAAACACCTGTGCCTGCTTCGGTAGCCACATACTATCAAACCAATCTAGCCAAAGGTTCAGGGCCCAATGGCACATACTTGATCACAGACTTTTTTGGGTCAGCAGCCGGCATTCCCTACAACACTGATTTGACCACAGTTACTTCGGCCATTTCTGCACAACTTGCCGCTGGCACACTGACCACACTCAACACTGTGTATTCACGAATGAAAAATGTTGTGACTGACGTGTATGGTGCACCGCCCTCAATTGTGATACCTTCAGGTCCAGCTGCCGGCACATACGCCACATACGATGAGGCCATTGTGGCCTTGGT